AGAAGGCGGTCATACGCCTTCTGTACTAAACCAGCGCTACCAGCGGTTCCGCCTAAAGAGGCGGAGTCTGTTGATACGTAGGCGTTAGCCATGTTTTAACTCCAATTGTTAGGAATAACTATGATTAGTTTTGTGAACCGTAAATCATGTTGATGATTTCTTCTGCGGATTCCGCATTGTCAATTCTCATTGACATGTCTTCGGCTCGGTCAGGTGTTGTTGCACCCTGAGTAACCAAATCTTGCTGACGTAATGTAGCGCGATTTTGGCTATTTACTTCGGGCGCATCCTGGCGTGCGTTCAGTCCAAACAAGTCTGCGTTATCATCGAGCCAGTTATTCACTGACTCCTCGTTAACATCATCCAAGTCTTTTAGGACTAAGCGAATGGCTTTAGGATTAACACCGTTCTTTTCTAGGGTTTCTTTGACGATTCTCTCACGTTGTCCTTTGGACAAAGTCTCGAGTTGCTCTGTGAGTTCCTTAATACGCTTTTCGTCTGCACGCTTGGCTTTACGCAACTTCTTTAAGAGGTCGCTTCCGTCCATTTGTGTATCTGTATCGGTATCTAGTTCGTCGTCTTCGTCATCCCAGTAGTTGTTGCTCATAGCAACCCACCCTTCTATTCGTTGTAGTCGCAAGCCTCAGTGACTAGTCGGGGAACTAGGCTGGCTCTTGCTATCGGTCTAATACGCTGACGGGGCCGATAGGTCCGTTCAGGATTCTATTTAGATTGCGCCTTGTGCTCTGCTTCGAGATGCAAGTTTGCCAGAACGAGCAGCAAATCTATTTGCTTCTTCTTCAGCAATTCTGCGAATCTTCTCATCTGCTGCAGCATTTGAACCAAACGCAGAAGCAATTGCTTCCTGCTGTGTTAGGTCAATGTTACTCATGCGACCAAGAGTTTGACCACGTTCAAGTTGCTTGACAGTTGCAAAGTTGGTAAGTGACTTGTTATAATCATAACCTTGTCCAGCGATATCTTCGCTAGTTAGATTATCAATGAGTACGCCTTGTGTCTTTGCTGCAGACTGTACGCTGATTGCCTTAACCTTCTTGGTTAATTCAGCAGCACCCTTGTCACCAAGAAGCATTGCTTTGGCGATAGATGTTCTATCTGCTCCTGGGAAGGCTGCTTGTAAATCTTTTTTAAGAGCAGATGGTGCGTTATCAATTCTATCAAATGTATCTGTGATTAGGTTAGTTACTTCAAGAACTGATTTGCCTAGTCCAATAATTCCACCAAGGAAGTCTTGCGTAGCAAGTTCTCCCATACCAGCAGAACGAAGCACATCACCCATAGCAGATTCTGATTTAAAGTACTCTGCCACAGTTGGAACATTGATTGCCTCGCCTTTAGCAAGTCTATCAGTTAGGGCGTAGATACCATTAAAGCGGTCTGTGAATGGCTTTAAATCTTTATTGTAACGTACATCCTGTAAAGATAGGTTAATTGCCTCATCTACAGTTGAACCTGTATTATAAAACTTTGATGCACTTGTGTATAGTGCAGTAACCCATGGTTGGCTTGCTTCTTTAGCACCAAACAATAATGCTAGCGTGTTTTTGAAAGTATCTAGTGCTAGAGTCTTTGTTCCATCAGCACGAAAACCACTTGAACCTGGATTTACTGTGGTGTCTACCCAGCCATTATTAGCATCAAATACCCAGTTGCCTTCACCTGCTGGCTTTGCTGGCATCTTCCATGTTTTGGATACAGGGTCATAAACATAAGCAGGAGGAGTACCTACTGGACGTGTTGGTTCAGTATCCACCCCACCACCATCAGTAGTCTTTACCTCAACGCCATCCTTATATGTCTTGCCACCTTCGTTGCCACTAAACAATGCACCATTAAAGTACAGTTTACCATCAAGCATTTGAAAAATATTGCTACCTTTTTTGGCAAGTGATGCGGGGTCTGTTTTTATTTTCTTTCCACTACCAGAAATAAGATTGCCCTGGGCATCATATGTATTACCATATTCGGTTGTGCGTGTCTCTGGGATTGGTGTGCCAATTGGAAATACTTCTTTGTATGTTCCAACTCCACCTGCACCAGTACGAACAAATTCAATTGTTGCTCCAGCAGCCTTACCCTCTTGGGTTAACTCTGGCTTTGCTTGCGCCTTATAGGCAGCAGTAATACGAGCATTGGCTTGTGAAGCAGTTTCGCCTGGAAGACGATTTGCTCTGTCAGTTGATTTACCACCAGCAGCAACAACTGCTGCGGTTTTAGCATCAATCTCTGCTTGAGTTAAAGGCTTTGCTGCTTTTGCCGCTGCTGCTAAACGTGCCTCATTTGCTGCATCTAAGGCTGCCATTATACTCCAAATCCAAACGCTCTAGCAAAACTAGTTGCAGAATCGCGTGCGTTGTTGTTTGCTTCTTCGGTCAATTGATACTTAGGGTCATTCTTTGCCTTAAGCAATAAGTCATAACGTGATGGAGGTTCACCTTTGCCGTCTGAACCAGCATAGTTTGTGTAGGACATTACTAGTGGATTATCCATTGTAACGTCTTCCTCAGGAATTTCCCATGTCTTTGCAAGCATCTTGATAATAGGAGAAGCAATATCATAGGTTGTTAAAGTTGGGTCTTTAGCAAAACGGTCAGCAAACTGCGGATATTCTCTTGTTGCAACCTTTTGAAGTTCAACAGTATACTCAGCAAGAGTTGTCTTGCCTCTAGCAATTTGCTTGGCAACATCTCTTACTTCATTATCGGCAACACCAAAGATATGGAACTTATCCACTAAACCACGTACTTGGGCTAGGATACCAAGAGACTTTGCTCCTAGTGTCTTCTCGTCACCGAAGTCAACCTTCTTCCAAACCCAGTCTGATGTAAATTGACCAGCGTCAAAGAAAGATGGGAACTCTGTTCTTGCAGTAGATTCTATTGTCTTATCAACTGCGCCAGCAGTAGTTCCACCAGGTGTTGTCTTACTAGAAGTAGAAGTAACTACCTTTTCAATCTGTCGGCCCTGCTCAGTATCAAACTCTTTCATGAACTGTGCTACATCTGCTGCTGTAAATCTAACAGTATAGCCAGCATCTTCTGCTGCTGCATTCATAATTGCAAGCGCTGTATTCTTTGTTAACTTAGTCTTGCTAGTTGAAACACTTGTTCCAGCACGTGCGTTATTGGTTGGGTTGTTATTTGCAATGATTGCATTAATGATTTCTGCTACGCCAGCAGGAACCTTTTGCGCATCTGCCAACGGTGTCGTTGATTCTGCCATATTAGTTAGCCGCCTTTAGTGAGTCATTATCAAAGTAACGTGTAATAATTGTTTTCAAGTTGCCATCCCATTGACCGAGGTTTTGCTCTGTCCACATATTGTATGCATCTCTTAGCATAGCCTTACGTGGGTCGTAGTCTGGTAGCATTTGGTATGCTGCAGAAAACATTGAACGAGCATTTAAGAACTCTTGAGCATCCAGCCAAAGTTGGCTCTTGCCGTTCTTTGCCATAAACTTCTTATCATTAACAATTTCAGTCAATGCACGGGCATACTTGTAGGAAGTGTCGCCACTTTGAGCAAGTTGGTATTGGTCATACCATGCCTGGCTTTGTTCCTTGAATACTGTAACAGCAAGATTATCTAGCACAGCCTTTAGTTCAGGGTGAGCACGTAGTGTCTTACCATCAGTAATCTTAGCCTCTAATGCAGCCTTGGTGGCCATGTAGGTGTTCCAAGTGCGCTGCTTAAGACGCTCAGTCTCAATCTCCTGTGGAGTCATCTTGAGTTCGTTAAGGTTCTTGCTTGTTCCTGGAAGTACTGCACCTGGATTAGCAAGAAGTGCAAGAATGTTATTTGACTGCTTTGTTGGGTCATAGTCCAAATCAGCAGTTAGCAAGCCAACTAGTCCAATTTCACCTGGCTCAATATTAGCAAGTCGTCCAACTAAATCGTTGTTGTCTTCAAATACGCGTGCATACGCTTCGCTTGTTGCAGGGATATTAAGGTTCTTAGATGAACCAGTAAATGTCACTCTGTCAAGCATGAACTTTGGTCCAAGCAAAGAAAGCATCTCTTCACCAGCAGCATCACGTGCCTCTTGGTTTCCTAGATTTTGTGCTTTATATTTTTCCTGTAACTTATAGTACAAGTTTGATGTAAGCGCCATTGGCGTGTTATCTATCTTGTAAGGAATACCTGCATATGGGGATGCAAATGTAGAGAAAAATTTAGCACGGAATAGACCCTTTACTTGCTTCTCTATCTCAGCATCAGATGGCATATCCTTTTGGACTCCCATTTCAACTAACATTGCATTGTAGTTGTAAACAGATTTCCAAGAACTTAGATAGTCCTTTTGTCCACCTTGACCGAATATCTTGCTTGCAAGGTCTCTTTGCCAACCTGTATATGAAAAGCCGTTTACGGCATTCTTAAGCCAAGGTGGAGTATAAGCATCTCTTACAGATGTTGGTGGGCCATACGGGAAGATAACCTTGTACCAGTTAGTTCCGCCCCATGTCATTAACTCTTCAACTTCTGCTTCTGACTTATGGAATCTCTGCATTGCTTGACCTATTGAAAGTCCTGTAACAAATGATGGTCCTGGTCGGTTAAGAAGGAAACCTAATGATTGAGCGCTAAGTTTAACACCTTCGCCTCTTGAGCCTAAACCTAGTTCTTTAGTTCCAGGTACGATAAGGTGCGTAATCTTGTTAATGTCATCAGTTGGGTTGCCATACTCATCAACACCAAATGTTGTATATGCGCGACCATAATTAGATACTACACCTGCTGCACGAACTGGGTTCTTTGCTGCAAGGCGACCATAGCGCAAGAATGCGTTAGCATTTGCTCCTGGAAACGCAATGATTGCTCGTAGTGAATTAATGAAACGATTAGGGTTGTTGATAGTATAAAGAGTCTTTTCCATCTCCTGCAGAGCCTCACGGCCAGCGCCTTGACGTAAAGCATTATACTGGGAAGTTGTCATTTCGACACCCTGGTCCATTAAATACTGTGCTCGTCGTGCAACGTTTTCAGTTGCTAACTTCTCAAACAGAGAAGCACGAATAGGATTTTCAACACTTGCGAGTCTACTCATTACCTTAGTCATCATCTTGTTGTAGCCTTGAGTTGCAGAAGCAACGCCGCTTACGCCAAATGTTAATGCTTCATAGTTGTGGTTAGATGGAATGATATCATACAATCTATCCGCATACGGAGCAAGCAACTTCTCTAGTTGCTGTGATGTTACTTCACCCTTAAGAATGGCTGCTCGAGCCTCATAAGATGGGTACATGCGCTTGACAAGTTCTACCTTTTCTAGGAGGTAATTTGGAACCTGCTTCTCGTCAACAATATCAAATGCCTTGAGATAGGCTACTCCCTCTGGCGTCTTACCCCACTTTAGAATATTTTCTACTGGGGTTTCAGCAAAGATTAAGTCCATTAAAGGCTCACCACGATATTGACGATTAGCAATATCTGCTAACTCTTCAAAGTAGTTAGGGTCTGATACGCCAATCTTGCTCATAGGAATCTTACGCTTAATTGCAGACACACCTGTTGCAACAGACATTTCTCCTAAGAAGTTAATCTGTTGTGTTCTGGCGTTCTGTGTCTCTGCACGGACTGCTGCAGTAAAGTTATTTGCACTTCCATCAGCCTGCTCTTCAATAAAAGAATCAATGTGATGCTGAGTTCCATTAAGAACAATAGTGTGCTTTTCTTTTGAGTAGTAACGCTCTTTAAACTTTGCGCTCTTACCGAATACATCTGCTTGCTTAATTCTGGCTTCACCAAGTGACTTAATGGCGTTGTCGATGCTAACGTATGCTTTTTGAACTGCATCATCGGCATCCATGATTACCTTTTTATTGGTTGCCATCTTGCCGACTATGTTCTTGTAGTTAGCAACTGCTGCTTTAGCCTTATTGACTTCTGCGGTCTTCTTAGTAATGCCTGGGTTGGCTTCAAGATAGGCGATTCTACGCTCTAGTGTTGCCATGCTTGGGACTGCTTCTGTGACTCCGTAAGGAACCATTGCATCGCGCAAGTCTAGTTCTATGCTATCAACAATCTCTTGGATAGCCTTTAGTTCTTTTCTTGCAGCAGATAAATGCTGTGACTTTGTTGCTGGAGATGCGTTGTTAAGTAAGTCATTAACAGATGCTTCTGCGTAGTTCTTAGCAGCAATAGCCTGCTGTAGCATCTCAGACCTATCTGATACGTTGCTGACAACAGCCTTATATTCTGCTCTATTGATAACTCTCTTCTTAATGTTATCTACAGACCAGTTGTAAAAGTTCTTAGATGCTCTCTTGCTGCCTGCAGCAATGATTTCATTTCTTACGAAAGCAATACCCTGTGACAAGCCAACGCTGATGATTGGCTCAAATAGTGACTGCTTAAATGCGTATGAAGGGCGAGCAAGTACGTCAAATGTCCATACCTTGTTGAGTTCAGCAAAGATGTCTCTTCCAGCACGATTTAATTGTCTGCCAGTTTTAGTAAATCCCTTTGCTGCTTCAATATCTAATTGGGTCTCAATGTCATCCCAAGGAGTAAAGCGATAAGACTCTGCAAACTGACGCAATGTCTGAGGCTGAACAAGTGTGACGTTTCCGTCGTATCCAATGCCAAATCCGTTTTCTTTGACAGATTGCATTCCCTTGCTAACATTCATTTGGAAGCGTGCTACATAGGCATTAATTGCATTCTCGTCATATATCTTAGCCTTGTATGCAAGCATACGGCCAACTTGAGCATCAATTGACTTAAGTGCTTCTACTTGTACAATAGAACCCTTACCAAGTGTATTCATGTATTCGTCTTCTAGACGAGCACGAACAACTGAAACCTTTTCAAATAATCCAGGCTGTGTCTCAACCTTAGCGGCACCATCTCTAAACATCTTCATGTTGTTGAGGAATCCAGTAAGTTCTACACGCGCCTGCATTGGGCGCATACCTGATAGAGATACAAATCCTGCAGGCAATGCTTCTGTTCCACGGCCAGCAAGACGAACACCACGCATGACTAATCCGCCAGCGGTTGTTCCAATTGTAGTCTCAAGGAATCCTGATATCTTTTCGTATTCTCGTCCACGAATTGCTGACTTTACATTACGAACTGCAGTCTGTCCCTTGATTAGTGCAGCAGCACCCATTGCAGGTTCGATAGGCATGAATTCTTTTGCGCCGTAAGTAAAGTCGCCCTTTTCGTTAAAGAATGCATCTTTAATCTTTACAAATTGTGGGTCACTGTTGATAGCATCATCAAATGCTTTTTTAAGACGCACAGCAGATTCACCTGTTGGGAGAGGTAGTTGCCCGTCTTGAATAGCCTTGTTGCGTATCTGTGACTTAACATCAGCCATGTCAAATAGTTTATCACTTGATGTCATAGCCAAGCGCTCTAATGCAGGAAGGTTTCCCTTATCTGCGAGAAGGATATCTTTAACAACACTTGCATCCGATGTTTCACGAATGATTGGAATCAACTTCTCATTAGTGCTGTACTTAGTAACTAGGTCTTCGATTACGCCCCAGTCTTTGGTACCAGCAAGCAAAAGAACGTGGCTTCCTGTAACAGTCTGTGCGCCTTGAACGCCATTGGTATTAGCATATAGAATACCATTTTCCATATCAGTTGCTAAAGAGTCAACGCTCTTGCCCTTAGTGTATAGACCAGCAGGCTTTGCAACAGCCTTAATGCCAGCGCCAGTAATCTTACCAGCAACACCAATACCCTTGTTTCCTACAAGAAGGTCTCCGATACCAGTGTACCAGCGACCAACTGCGTTGTCAACAAAGTTTTGTTTAATACTTTCATCGTCCCATAAGTTGACCGTATTGAGGTCAATCTTACCAGTAGAAAGAACTAGTTGAGATAAAGGATTAATGAGAGGCAATAAGTCTGACTTTGTAAGAGCCTGCATTGCAGAAACTCTTTCACTGCGATTATACGCTCTCTTGATATCTTCAAACTGAAAGCCTTCTTCGTATTGACCCTTTTGGTAAAGGGGAGACTTTGAATCAGTTAGCAATGCTACTGTTGATATTGGACGAGAAATAAGTGGTGAGTAAATCTTCTCATTGAATTTAACGGCACCCTTAAGAAGAAGGTCTGCTGTATATTTAGTTGCAGCCTTAGCAACACGTCCTGGAGCAGTAGACTCGATTTCTTTGTTTACACTATCGAGGGCATTTCTTACACTTGCAGTAAATGCTTCTTCTCTTTTTTGCTCATCCTCATTGAGGTAAGACCCGCCACCTGTTAACTTCTTAAGAACGGAACCTGTAGTAGATAGAAATGAATTCCATGAAGACATCTTTACCCCCTAAAAGTTTCGTTTAATATAATTTTTTTCGGTCCCGCCTTTTACGTCTTCCTCAGTAATTCCAACAATAAAAGCGTCACGCTCTTCTGGAGACTTCCATGGAATCATTGCAAGTTCAATTGCTATTCCAGCATTTTGATAGCCAAGTGAGTTGGCAAACTTATCAACATTATCAAAGAAACTACCAGGAAAAAATGTAACATCATCCATTCGTAACGCCGTTAACGTTCTGGATAAGGTAGTTAATAAAACGCTTGTATGAATCTGGAGCATTTGGAGACTGCGCAGCAAGGCTTAGGTCTGGAAGATATGTCATAGCAATCTTGACATTCTCATCTTGTCGCATATCAGATTTAAACATACTTGGTAGTGCTTCTGAACCAGGGCCAGGACCAAAGTCCACGCCAGCAGTAATTGGCTCTGATGGGTTAGTAGTTGGGTCCATCAATGTACCAATAGGTGAAAGATTGATTCCTTCATATGGTGCTCCCGAAGGGGCTCCTGATGCCTTAACTGATGCAACTGCTGCGTTGCCTTCAATTCGAGAATTGTTTAAAGTTTGATTTTGTCCATATGCAAAGCCTGTGTAGTTACCACTTTGTCCCGCTCCGCCTGTACCTGAAACATTAGCAGGATTATTCTGCGAAGCAGTTGGGCGATTGCCGCCTCTGTTCTCTGGCGCAGTTGTCATTGTTCCTCCTACTTAAATTGTTTAAATATATGAATTGGTTCTGAGCACATATTATCATATTGAATTGCAATAGCAATTGCTTTACGAACCATTGTCTCTGCTTGATTAATAGTCTTTACTTTTTCCACACCCAACGCTGCCAATGCACCGAGGGCAACATCGCCACCACTACCCATAACGTATACATTACGAACATCGGTATCCCAAGAGTAATCTTCAGAAACCGAAAAAACTTGCCCTTTGACCGAGACGAGGAATCCCCCATCGATTTGTGCAACATCGCCGTCCTCTTTCATATCAATACCAGCATCAACAAAGTTCTTACGCATCGAAGGTATAAACTTCTGTGTCATGTAGGTATTTAAATCTTCTTGAGCAGTGGGCTTAGGTTGTTTATAACCATAATGCAACACGTTACTAGAACGCGATGAACCGCATCCAGCAATTAGTATACCGTTGTTATCTACAATCTTTGGTGTCTTTGCTATCTGAAAACGTCCATGCTCATCACTAAGACGTGAATCACATCCTAGTACCGACCAACCGTCACCTTGTATCGCTACCAGAGTTGTCATTTTATCCCTTAGTTGTTACTCGTCCCGAAGCCTTGCCACTACCACTTAAGGTAGATAGAATTGTTTGTAAGTCTGGTGCAGGTGCTGCAGGTGCCATACCCATATCCATTGGAGAGCCTCCTACTGGAGCCGCGCCTGGAGCAGGGGACGGCTGCTCAACAGGAGAAGTTGCCGCCCCAGCAGGAGGAACTTGTTGCTGTGGAGCAAATGCTTCTGCGATTGCATCTTCAAGAGTTTGACCCTTTTGACGTGCAGTAATTACTCCCGCAATCTTAGTTACGATAGACGATGGGTCTCCGCCTTGTGTAGCCATTGCTGGAATAGCCTGAGCCATTGCAGTAATTCCACCTAATAGTGAAGTTCGCATGCTTTCGATTTCAATCTTTTCAAGTTCTTGTGTAACATTGACTGTGAATGGTAATTCACGCATAGCCATGTCCTTGGAGATTAATCCTCCACCAAGAGCCTGTAGCATAAAGATAAGTCCCTGTGCTGGGTTAAGACCAGCAAGCATACCATAACGAACATCTGCAGAGTAGTCACCCTTGATGTCTTTGGTTGGCTTGTATGTAATTTCGTAAGGTGAACCTGAGTCAACACCACGAATTGTTTTTTCTTCTGCAAAAATCTTCTCATCTACTTCAAAGCAGAGAGAGACAACATCGCGTAGAGTAGATGCAAAGATTGCCTGTGCTGATTTAACCTGTGTATCAAATGCACCCATGAGTGCCTGTACACCTTGACCAGTAACGATGCTTGCATCAATGTTACCAGAACGACCTTCTGGATAACGAGTACCTGAGCGAAGTTCCTGGTTAAGT